GGGTCCGAAGATTGGTAATGACTCTGTTGTTAATGTGAACTTCGCTATTAATGAATATGGTAAAAACCAGAAGTCTGCTAATATCTTGTCCCTACAGATTTGGGATATGATTAAGTATGATGGTGATAATTTCCCCGTCAAGGAAGATGCTGAGACTGATGAGTCTTGGCAAGCGGACGCTGCGTAATTCCATATATTAAAGAGTTTCATCGTCCTGCGTATCACGATGCAATTTCACAGATTGTGGAGTTGACTAAGGGTACGCAGGACAGAGATGGTTTCTTGAATTATGTGATCTCAACAATCATAACTGCTTGTTATGATAAAAAATACACCGACCTTAATGCAGCTATTGGTATGCTCGAATGTGCAAAACTTGAATTTTACCGTCGAGTAGTTGCATCATATGAAGACCAAAAGTGTTTTGATAACGGTGATGTATTTGACTGAACAACACCCATTAGTTACGGATATTTATAGAGTACTTAGTGAAGGTACTGATGTTACAGACGCTGAAGCAACAGAATTTGGGTCTGAGATCGCTACCATCATTAAGTCTCGCCTAGAAGAAAGAAAAGAAGACTCCCGAAGAGAGTTCACTCTACGGATGTCTAATATTGGTAAGGGTGCAAGGCAACTTTGGTATGACAAACACGTCGGAAAGGAAGAGGCGTTTCCTCCTCACACTCTGTTCAAGTTCCTCTTCGGCGACCTTGTCGAGACTGTTCTATTATTCCTCGCCAGAAAGTCGGGCCATAATGTTACGCATCGCCAAGCTGAAGTATCTATCGAAGGCATTAAAGGACATATCGACGCAGACATCGACGGAGTAACTGTAGATGTCAAATCTGCATCAACCCATTCATTTAGAAAATTTGCTGACGGAACACTTGCAGAGAATGACCCTTTCGGATATGTCGAGCAACTTGCAGGATACTGTGAGGCTCGCGATACGGATGGGGGCTTCCTCGCGACTGATAAGCAGAATGGCCACATTGCTTTTCTTCCAGTCAGTCGAGAAGACTTAAAAGCTGCAGTTAATGTTCAGGATCGTATTAATTACCTAAAGGCCACTCTTGAGTCAGATAGCCCTCCTGAGCGATGCTATGAAGACGAAGAAGAAGGTGCTTCGGGTAACCGGGCGCTGGGAGTCAACTGTTCATACTGTGATCATAAATTCCGTTGTTGGGCTGATAGTAATGGTGGTATCGGTCTTCGGACCTTCCTTTATTCTAATGGCCCTAAATTCCTCACGAAGGTTGTGAGAGAACCTAAAGTCAAAGAAGCCACGTTCTAACCTCGAAAGGAACATAAGTGGACGAAAACGATAACGTATTCAGATTTGGTGCAATTAGTGGTGGTAAAGCTGAAGAGGATGAACCCCGAATTCCGACGAATGATTACATCATTACTGATATGGATAACAATGAACTTTTCGGTCGGGGATTTCTCATTTTCACGCCGCATCATATCGCAATTATGCGGGATTTCGGGGCGGGGGCAGTTCCCGTTCTTGTACTGCCACTTGGGCGTATCAAGGCGGCTGAATTGAATGAAGAAGAGCCTGAAGAAAGCGTTCTACCCTTCTAATGGCCTTAAAGAGCGGCTTTGAACGCTCTTTCCAAGCTAATCTAAAGTCTCGGGGAATCAAGTTTAAGTATGAGAGTATAGGTATTCCATATACTCTCGAACGTAATTATTTCCCCGACTTTGAGATTATAGATCACGGTTTCTTTATTGAGACTAAAGGTCGATTGGATAGAGATAGTAAAGCTAAAATGCTCGCTGTGAAGCGACAACACCCTGACATTGATATTAGGTTCGTTTTTATGTATCCGCATAAGAAGATCGCCGGAACGAAACAAACTCACGCTCAGTGGGCCGAACGGAACGGTTTCCGCTGGGCTGAAGGCGTAGCACCGGAGAAATGGTTTAATGAAACAAGATAAACTTCTCATGCTGGACATAGAGTGGAAGCCTGCAACAGCTTATGTTTGGCGTATGTGGGATGAAAATGTTAGTCCCGAACAATTGATTGATGATGGTGGTCTGCTTTGTTTTTGTGCTCATTGGGACGGGGAGAAAGAGTATCAATTCTTCTCCGAATGGGAACATGGTCAAGATGGTATGGCGAAAGCGGCTCTTGAGCTCCTAACAGAAGCTAATGCAATTGTTACATACAACGGAGATAAATACGATCTTCCTAAACTTCGTGGATGTATTATTCTTGCTGGACTTAATCCTCCGCCTCCTGCAACATCAATTGATCTAATTAAAGCTGTTAAGAAGTTTGGTTTTGTCATGAACCGTCTTGCATTTATCGGACCACTATTCGGTATTGGCGGTAAGACAAAACATGAAGGTTTTATGCTTTGGCGATCTGTACTCGAAGGTAATGAGAAAGCTCGTCAACGTATGCAAAAGTACTGCATTCAAGATGTTAAGCTTCTAGTCAAACTCTATGATCGTATTAAGCCATTCATAGACAATCATCCACATCTTGGTGATAACCGAGGTGAGTGTGGTGTTTGTGGGTCTAAGAGTGTTCAGCTTAGAGGTCATCGTAGAACTAAGTTCTTCAAAGTTCAACGTCTACAGTGTAATGATTGTGGATCGTGGTCTACTGGTGCTCGAACAAAGGTGTAATGTGAATTCAATTACTGAAGCTATTTATGCTGCATTCTTTGAAGCGGGTGAGTTTGATGGTCAAGCGGATATTGATGCTGAAGTCTTCATGAACACACTAGAAAGACATGGATACACAATAGTTCCAACGGAGGAACTTAGATTTGAGTAGAGAGGTTACAGGTGACCCGTCAGAAGGTATTGCTGGGGCTCGGAAAGATGACGCCGGAAAAGCTCCAATCTATCGCGGAGGGCTTGGCTACTTCCCGAAAGCAATTTCTGGAGTATCTTCCGTCTCAGCTTTCGGAGCAACTAAATATGCCTGGGACGGTTGGCGATATGTCGATGATGGACTTAATAGATACACTGATGCAATGGTACGACACCTTGCAGCAGAAGCATCGGGAGAAATTGTGGACCTTGATTCTGGACTTCCCCATGCTGCTCACGTTGCATGGAACGCCCTCGCGAGATTTGAATTAATACTCGCTAATTCAGAGAGACAAAAATGAAAGTCTACCTAGCTGGTCCTATGACTGGGTATAAAGATTTTAATTTCCCGGCATTCTTTGCCGCTGAAGAATACCTTAAAGGTCATGGACATACTGTCTTTAACCCGGCTCGTCGTGATATTGAACGGGATGGTGAAGACTACAGTCGATCAGAGACTGGTGATCTTAAAGAAGCTGAGGCTAAAGGTTTTGATCGCAGACTTGCAATTACTGATGATCTAATGTATATTATTAATGAAGCAGATACCATTGCTCTTCTACCAGGATGGAGTGCTTCTAAGGGTGCTCGAACTGAACACTCTTTAGCTGAATTTCTTGATCTTCAGGTGTGGAAACTTGGCGAAATCAACCAAGAAGTTAAGACAGCAGCTTAAAGCTGTAGATAAAGTATTGAGGGAGACTGAGGCACATCTCAGTCTCCTTCTTTATCAGATTGAGGTAACACTGAAAGATACTAAACATGACCGGGATGAACAAGTTCCAGGAAAAAGAGAAGCGTCGAGCAAGACGTCAATATCAAAGGAATGAGATCGCTCGTGATTTACATTCACCTAAATACAGACAAAGAGTGATACATTTGAAGCGTTCAGAGGATATCGACGAATTAGAGGATTTAATTGATTGAAAATTCTAATCTGTGGTGGTAGAGATTTTAATGATTATGTTAAACTCGAAGATACTCTAAATCAAATTGAAGGAAGGTTTACTATAATTAGTGGAGCTGCTAAAGGTGCTGACACATTAGCGATTCAGTACGCTAAACAATATGGTAATCCGGTAAAAATCTATCCTGCTAATTGGGATTTATATGGTAAAGCAGCGGGTCTTATTCGTAATCAACAAATGTTGGACCATGAACACCCCGACCTAGTTATAGCCTTTCCTGGCGGACGAGGAACAGCACATATGAAGAGAATAGCCAGAGAGGCTGCTGTGGAGGTACGAGAAATTACTTGAAAGATTATCAAAGATTTATTGCATATAGTCGCTATAGCCGATGGCTTGAAGACGAACAAAGGCGGGAGACCTGGGAAGAGGTTGTAAGTCGTTATACATCTTGGATGTTTACCCATCTCATTGATAAACATCAATGGGAAATGCCCGCTGAAATGTACCACGACATTAAGTCTGCAATCATTGATCTCGAAGTGATGCCCAGCATGAGGTGTCTTATGACTGCAGGACCAGCTCTTGACAGAACTCATGTTGCAGGTTACAATTGTGCTTATATGGTAGTGGATAATCTTCGGGCATTTGACGAGGCCATGTATATACTAATGTGTGGGACTGGTGTCGGATTTAGTGTGGAGGATAAGTATGTCAGTCAACTCCCAACAGTTGGTGAATCAATTGTTGGAGAAGATCAACCTACTGTTACAGTTCCCGATTCTAAAGAGGGATGGGCGATATCACTCCGACATGTCATTGATTACCTTTATGCAGGGTATCAGCCAAAATGGGACATCGGGAAGGTTCGGCCTGCGGGAGCTAGACTCAAGACTTTTGGGGGTCGTGCTTCGGGACCTGAGCCACTTATCGAGCTATTTAGTTACCTTACAGGAATTATTGGCCGAGCTAGAGGACGTAAACTATCATCTTTAGAGTGCCATGATATTCTCTGTAAGATCGCAGAGGTTGTAGTGGTTGGTGGCGTACGTAGGTCGGCGATGATTTCATTATCTGATCTTAACAATGAGGAGATGCGATATGCCAAGCACGGAGCTTGGTGGGAGCACAATGGACAACGAGGCTTATCTAATAACTCTGCGGTGTACTTGGGAAGACCAACCGTCGGAGAGTTTCTACGCGAGTGGAAATCTCTTTACGACTCAAAAAGTGGAGAAAGAGGAGTATTTAGTCGCACAGCTAGTGTGCGACAGGCTGCTCGAAATGGGCGAAGAAACATCAGTTATGATTTTGGAACAAATCCCTGCAGTGAAATCATTCTTCGACCGTTTCAGTTCTGTAATCTTTCGGAAGTCGTTGTTCGACCTGATGATGACCTTCGAGCCCTGGAACGAAAAGTGCGATTGGCCACCTGTCTTGGGACCTTTCAATCCACTCTCACTGAGTTTAAATATCTCAGACATATCTGGAGGAAAAATACTGAAGAGGAACGTCTACTTGGCGTCTCGCTTACAGGCATCCTCGACCATCCAATCCTCGGAAGAGCTGGTGAGGGTTGTGACTGGCTCGACCATCTTCGACTCGTAGCTATTGAGACCAATGCTAAACTGGCTAAGGAACTTGGGATTCAGCAGTCTGTCGCTATCACTTGTGTTAAACCTTCCGGGACAGTCTCCCAGTTGGTGGACTGCGCTTCTGGCATTCATCCTCGCCATAGTCCCTACTACATACGAACTGTTCGCGGGGATATCAAAGACCCTCTCACCCAGTTCCTCATTGATCAAGATGTCCCATACGAACGAGACCACACCAATCCTGACTCTACCGTGGTCTTCTCTTTCCCCCAATGTGCGCCAACTGATGCTCTATTCCGGGAAGCCTTGCCTGCTAAAAATCATTTAGAAATCTGGAAGAATGTTCAGGAGCATTGGTGTGAACATAAACCATCTATTACTGTTAATGTTCGAGAGTCTGAGTGGATTGGTGTTGCTGATTGGGTGTGGTCTAATTTCGATATCCTATCGGGAGTCGCTTTCCTCCCTTATTCAGAGCATACTTACCGACAAGCTCCTTATCAGGAGATAAATAAAGAAGAATATGATGAGTGGGTGACTCGTATGCCAGAGTCAATTGATTGGCAAAGACTTCAAGAATATGAAAAAGAAGATACAACAACCGGTAGTCAGGAATACGCATGTGTTTCTGGCTTCTGTGAGATAACTTAAGGAGGAACTAAATGTCCGTAATTAGTAATATTGTTGAAGGTTTGATTAAGTCTGTTGTACTTAGTCAGGCGCGTAATGCCCTTCCCGCTGTTGGAGGAGCTCTGGGTGCTCTTGGTGTCTCCAAGCAAGTTGATCCAACCCAGCTTGAGGGTGCCTTGTACTACCTTGTCTCGTCTGCATTTGTTATTATTCCTGCCGTCTTTAGTTATCTTCAACATAACTCAGTTCAGACCCTATTCAAACAAGCTCTGGCTGCCACTCCGGGTTCTCCTGAAGCGGCTGCAGTACAAGCAAAGGTTAGCTAATAATGTCCCTTATTCAATCCATTGAGAATGATCTGAAGGCTGCTGGTACGTGGCTTGAGGATGAAGTTGAGCATGAAGGTGAGGCTGTTTGGTCTATCGTTGAGACGGTGTTCAAGCAGGTACCAGATGTCATTAGTAATGTTGTAACATCCTTTGACGATTATCTTGAGACTGTTGAGAAGGAAGTTCTTACCGGTACTCCTCTGGAGACAGTGGAACAAGACTTCCTCGAATGGGCTGAGACTCAAGGTCAGGATTTGATCACCGATGCTAAATCTATCGGTTCTACTCTTCTTCAAGGTCTATTGGCCCTGGCGATTCATTCACTGTAATTAGATAAACGAAAGCCCCGCTAGGAAGAAATTCCCGGCGGGGCTATTTTTGTATCTTTAAATTGTAGTATTACCGATTCGTTTGTTTGTTAGGCCCTTACCAGGAAATACCCTCTGTCCGGGCGGCTGGATGTACCTAGGAGGCCCATTAGGAAGAGCCGAGGCATTCTGGCCAGGATTAAATGAAGCCTGTGTTGAGCCAATTGTGGGCTCTCTAGGGCCATCTGTAAAATGCTGATCATTGAAGGCAGGTGTTCGTTGACTGTAGTTTGGTTTAACCATTTTCATCTGGGGCATATTAGGTGGTTTCATTGGTCTTGGTGCCATCATTTTATTGCACAGCTCCTATAGAATTTAGATGCCTCATACGAATTAAGCATCAGTAAATGACCGCTATCGGGGTCGGGAAGACCACCATGATCTTCGATGTACTTATTTAAGCCGGGTGTTTCATAGTCGATTTCACCGAAAGTAACTTTACCAGTATCGTCTTCCAACCGGCTTTTGTGATAACCTAACAGTGCTCGGTCTGTTAGGCAGACATTATTACGATCAATGTCTATAAAAATAGTACAGGCAGACATACATGGCCCATCGACTATTACGGATGTATGTCCAGCAGCCATCTGGCGTGCTTGAGCTTGGTACAGATCGATAATCCCTCCACCATCGTCCTCAATAATACAAGGATTACTACACTCAATAGCTGGCCAAGGAGCACCTGTGGGGGCTGCTGGTACAGCTGTAGTAAGACCTAAAAGAAGACCAGAAACTAGTCCGACGATACTGAGAAGTTTCTTCATTGTTGATGTACTCCAGTTAAGATTTGATCATGAATTCTCTTAGCTCTATCCCCTACTTGACGATACCATAGCGTACCCATTAGATCAAGAGCGGCATGATTGAATAGTTTAGCTCGCATATACGCAAGAAATGTATTAAATTCAAGAAGACCATGAACACCAAGATTAAATGCGATGTTAACTAAACAATCTTGCCTTAGATCGTCAAGACTTCTCCACCACGGAATCGCTGTATCAAGACCAGTACAGACCGATTGAATATCAGACAGAAGAGCAACATTACATTGTGCCACTGTCCAAATGAGCCCTGGGTGAACCTCCCGCCCAGTGTGGCCATAACCAATGGTCCAAGGAGGTCCCCCAGTACCGGGATCAGGATAAGCCTTTAGATCAGGTTCCCCTACATGTGCCTCATCTCTCTGAAGATCAGGTACAAGATAATTACTTGTCATGTGTTTTACTCCGCTTTAGGAAGTAATCTACAATCATAATGGCATAATACGCACCACCAAGAAGTGTAGCAACCCCAGAGGCTTCTTGAGGAAATGCATGCATGGAAGAACCAACGATTCCTACCCATGCTGCAACATCGAGTGGAATAAATAACGGATGTCTCATTGGAATAGGGCCTCCTTGGCGGCTTTCTTCATGTCTTTTTCAATGTCTTTAATTTCTAGCACCTTATCTTGGTCAGACATTTTCTGCCACTCTGGGGTACCCATCTCTTGTCGCACATACGCTACTATATTAGTTCCAGCAAGTTTCTGATACTGCTCAAACTCATCTGAAGTTAGATGTCTTGTGGGTTCTCCATCAAATTTAACTGTTCGTTGAACGGGGGTGATAAGAGCAGATTTACTAAGATCAAGAATATCCCCATTGTCCAATTGGACTTTGAGACCTGAAGTTGCAAGACGGTTAAGTTCTTGTTCTGCAGGATCAGTCGGTTTCTGTTGTTGATTGCCACCAGTCACCCAATTATGTGTGGGAACTAACGCATTAGGTGCCGTACCTGTCTGCATCGGATCACCGTAGACCGAATATCTAGTCGGTAGTGATTCAGACAAACCAGGAATACGATTCTTTACTGCATTAACCATGGAATTCAGGTGGCTATCTGGGTCAATTGTGTCTCTTTGATTGGGATCAGCAAGGTTGCGGAATTGAGCAACAGCCCCAGGAACAGCGGCATTACCAACAATGTTTTGTGCAGTCCGTGTGACAGCACCAGCATCTTGTTGAGAATCACTAAACATCCCCATAGCTTCACTGATATCGTTGGTCCACAACTGAGTGAATGTCGAATGTATGAGAGAGGCTGTGGCAGCCATCAGACCAGCAGCAACTTGACCACCATTGGCCCCCTGTCTGTATGCTTCTCGCATATTAGCAATATCTGCAGCAGTCTGATTATGTACATCAAATGGATTTGCAGATGCGGGAAGTTGAATTCCAGTGGAATACTTATCACCCTCATCAACAGATCCGGGACGCCATCCAGAAGCCTCTAGTTCCTTACGTTTATTGCCTTGTGTGAGAGCGCCGCCAACTACATTAGCTGCTCCATAGAACATAGCCATCTTCATTGTACCAACAATCATACGACTAATTGCCACATCTGCTTGACGGCCACCAGCCATAAACATTGCACGAGTCTCAGGGTCCAGAAGACCAAGCGGAGATCTGGCGATAGTGCGAGTAAGAAGAGCATTAGCTGGTACGCGGATAACTGGGGTAACTAGATCAATAAGTGCAGTAATTGCTCTGTCAATAGGATCAGCACCCATCTTAATCATCTTACCTCGTTCAAGGAACTTAGTAAATGGATTGTCACCGAGAAGAAGAGTTCGATTAGCCATATCCGCAGCTTTATCAATCATCTGATCTGTAGGGTTCTCAGCATAACTGATACCACGAGTCATATGGTCAAGCCACGAAAGATTACCGCCCTCGTTTAATGATTTAGCAATCCCATCACCATAGAGATGTGCATTAGTAGAGATGGCCCTAAAAAAGGCATCCTGAGCGGCAATAAGACGGGTTGGTATTGTGGTTATATCTCCAGCAATACCGGGGAGAACTGCGGGTGCAGTATTGCCCATTCTCATTGTCTGAGCATGAAGATTGGTAAATGTCGTAGCAGCTCTCATCCATGCATCACCCGATGTGATGGCCTTCAAGGTGCCTAGAAGATAAGCAATAGGTTCTTTACCTGACATACCCCCTTGTTTAGTGATACCTAGGGCTTGTAGAGCATCATGGACCTTACCAATACCCGCAGCAGCCACACGATCTTCAATGTCTAGGGCAATACCTGTGGCCATGTCCATAGGGGCTTTAATATGGGTACCCACAGAGGACAGTATCATATTACGATACAGTGTGAGAGCATATTTCTCCCATCCAGGTTTATTCAGAGTGGCCGCAAGCGTTTGGCCACCCTTAGTTCCACCAAGTAAGGAGTACTGCATGAGGAATTTCTGCATCACTTCGGGATCAGACAGAGGACCAAGAGAAGAATCATACTTATCTAATAGGGATTTAAGACCAAGGAGATTGTTACGACTGAACTCAATAGCCTTCATCGCATTGAGGGCACGACCAATTTGAGCACTATCGTTCTCAATACGTCCAAGAACATAGTGGAATTGGGCCACATCTTGAATACGTTGTGCTTGTTCTTCTGATGTTAGTGACTCACCAGAGACAACTTTAGCAGCAGATGTTTGAAGTCGATCATTCAACTCTTTGGCCGCATTATCATACTGAAAGAGTCGTTTATCAAGATCACCAATACCACGAACTCGTTTTAACTTATCAAGATTGATAGCCGTATCACGGGCAGCATCCATGGCATCGTCCCATGAACGTGTGGAACGATTATCATAACCATCTGCCAGTCGGTCAAAAGCCTCAGAAGCTATATCTTTCTCAGTACGACTGAACTGATCTGAGGTCATATATTTAGGAGGTACTTGATCAATACGCTGTTGCATAGTTAAATCTTTACGAGACTCGGTAATTCGAGCCTCTTTTTCGGACATATTGTTTAGATAGTCTTCTTTTGACATAGCTTCTGAACCACCGACATTCAACTGTTTCATCATATCGGGATATTGCTCGATATGCTGAATAGCGTGTTGGGATTCGTGAAGAGCAGTCATAAGTTGTTCATCAGGACTTCTATCGGGATTGATAAGCATATAGTTACCAGAGCCATCACCTCTTTGACCATAAGCCCCAGACATTCTGCTGTCTTTATTATAAGGATAAACAGGAAGATCTTTGAGGTCTGGATATGCTTTGTATAATTCTGGATGATCCAAGACATCACCTAATGTTTGGTTAGGTTTCTCATACCAATATGGATCTTTTAGTTTGGCTTGACTATCATCAATTTCATTACGGAAACGGCCATCGGATGCTAAGTCAGCAGTTGGTCCGTTATCATCAAACCCATAGGCATCTTTACCAATGAACATATAGCGATTACCATTACTGTAACCGTTATCACGAGCAAGACCCTTACCATTGATCACAGCATCATGAGCCATCGAAAGTACTTGACGCACCTCTGCATCAGACGCAGCAATATTAAAACCCATCTTACGACCAAACTGACGAATAGTTGAACCCAGAGCATCAGACCAAGATTGTTTAAAGTTACCTGAAGCATCTGCCCCTAAGCCCTGAGCATTAGCATTACCATCCCTTTGACTGGCCTCTGCTAGTACCTCTTCAGCAGCTCTCGTACGATCTCCACCATAGGCATTCGGATTGGCCTCTTGCCAAGCATCGGTTAGACGGTTAAGATTATTCACATTCCGATCTAGGAGTGAGCCAATTACAGAGTCAAGTCTGTCACCAAATGCTTGTTGAAGACCAAAGTGACCTAAGCCCTCGTGGAACAGAAGAGCATTAGCCATAGGCTCACCAGTGATACGGCCACTGTACATACGTACAGTTCCGTCATCCCCGAAGAACCCTAGTTGCTTTCCGTTGTCCGCATCCATAGCCCCTTGGCGTTGAGCAGGATCAGCAATATCCTCAGGTCCGTGAACCACTTCAACATTAGGGGCATTCTTCCACCCTGACATCTGTTGAGTTACATGATCCTCAACTGCCTGACGGTTCTGTTCTTTCCATTGTTGTTCGGCATGATTATTGTATTCGGTGTTATAGTCAAAATCGGGCATACGTGATGTGTCCACCCCAGCAACACCATTAGTGGAGACGGGAGGATTATCTCGGTGTTCTACCCAATCATTGACATCTGTCCAACTAGGTTGAGGACCATTACGACCATTGAAGAAGCCTTTGATATCGTCCACAGAACCATGCATCAGTAGTTGATGATATTGCATAGAATCAGCAGCATTCATAGCAACATGATCGCCTGTCATCGGTGATAGTTGAAGACTCTGACGAGGATCGACTGATGGGGTTGTGTCCATGCCACGGGCAGAGAATAGGTTCTTAACGAATGGTGCAACCTCTACAGCACCATGCATGCCAACACCAAAAGCACCTGCCGTGAAAGCACTCTCTAGATTCTGTTGGATGTCGAAGTTCTTCTTAACACCAGTAGCCATATCCATGGCTTGAGCAGCCACATCAGACGCAGACCCTATAGCCGCATTACTACCACCAGCCATAGCTAGTCTAGAGGCTAGGCCACCTGTACCTGCCATACCGGGAATAAGCATATATTCAGGATTAGTAGCAAGACCTGTACCAATGTTTAGAGCGGCTTGACCTGCTTTTCCAGCCCATCCTGGAGTCTGTTGATCAACCTGTTGTTGTTCTTGCTGCGCATGTTGTCTTGAGTTTATAACAGCTTGGTTATAGACTTGATGGAGCTGAGATTGATACCATTGTTGTGATTGCCCAGGGTATAGGCTCTTTAGTTTGTCCATACCTTGGCCAGACCATTCCATAGCTGCACGAACAGGTTGAAATAGTAGGTTGTTAGACACAGCGGAGTCCAGGGCCGCACCAGTACGTTGACCAGCACCCATCAGTCCCTGTTCCATCTGATTAGGAGCATGGTTCGGATGACCTGCTATTAGGTCTCCCGCTGTTTGGCCTAATTGACCGATAAAGTTACCAATCGCCTGTGGAACACTAACATCTTGTGTTGGTTGTACAGGTTTGGCAGATGACGGGTCAAACCCTCCCACAGTGGATTGAGCCGAGGAAGGGTCAAAGGGTTGTGCAGTTGATGGGTCAAACGGCATTAGTGATTAACCGAAATCCATTGTCCATTCTGATATCGAGCACTATTTCCGTGGGCGTCATGATATATCATTCCATTTTGGAACTGTTGATGTGCAGGTTGCGCGCCACTACCACCAGCGGGAGGTACGAGAAGTTGACGCCCACTCTTAGCATTAAATGTGGGGCTATGTTGAACATAATATTGTTCACCAGCACTGAGGGGTTGTTCCGAATTCATCTTAGAGATAATTCCTTGCTCAATTGTACCTGATGTGGGTTTACCGGCAGAGATTTGAGCCGCTCGAACATGACCACCAGCATTAATAGTAGCTGATGTGACTCGACCCTGGTACCCGAAATCTTGACCACGTTTAGTCACATCTCGTTGAGCACTTTTATCCGAGGATAGTTGCTCCTGATTAGCGGTCAGACCTTGTGTCATACCGGGCTGCCACTGATCAGGAGAGACAAGTCCAAAATCACTGGCATGATAGTTAGGGCCGATACGCTGAGCAATGGCCTCTGCTTGGGCATATCGTGTGGCATAGTCTTGAGCAGTTTTAGCTGAATTAACCATTCCACTAACTTGTGGTGCTTGTAGGCGAAGCGTATTGTCCGCTTTATTGCCTATAACCTGTTCACGATAGTTCTGATTGTACTCCATGTATTGTTTACGCATTGCGGCTTGTTCGGCTTGTTGAACAATCTTATCAGACATCTCAGCAGCCCCTGAAACACCAGTTGCCGCAACACGAGAGGCAGCAGCATACATAGAATCAGGGTCATTCGGGTTCATACCCGCCATAGCTTGACCAACTTGCATACGGGCCATAGCAGGGGCATATTGTGGTTGCCTATTGGACCCGACAAGAAATGCATCTCCGATAGCTCCTAGGACATTACGCAGAGTACCGTGTTGAAGGTTTTGAGGAAGTAACCCGTATATACCAGGATTACCCCCTTGGCCGCCAAAAGGCTCTTTTTGAACCGCTTGATTTACTGCCGCTGCAGCAGAGCTATTGTCGTAGTTGAATGGGGCTCCTTGAGAGCCTTGAAGAACACCATTGGAGTCTGACGGTAGAGATGGCACGGATTGATCAAGACCAGACATATTTGGCGGTGCAGCCATTGTCATAGGCGCAGAAGATGCCTGAGAAGGCATTTGTGGATTTACGCCATTAGGCCCTTTCGCAGCAGTGACTACAACTTGACTAAGTGGCGTGACTGTTTGGCCACCTGGTGAGGTACTTTGACCAGGGGCTACTCCGTTGGAAGTTTGCCCAAATCCCAAAGAATTTGTTTGAGGTTGAGAACCTAAACCAAGAGATGCTAGAAGGTCCATAATACCGGCCATAATTAATTATGAAACTCCTGCTGCTGCTAGTTGGCCACCAAGTGCAGACCCGCCAGACGATATACCAGCACCCCCCTTACCCAACAGAGAACCGATAGCACCACCGATACCCCCTCCATTAGAAGAACCAGACCCAGTACTTTGGCTATTGTACACATTACCAGCACCACCAATGACAGAAGCAGATGTGTTACCACCACTAAGGAGATTTTGGAGCATACTGGTATAATTACCATATTGAGTATTGGCATAATTCTGACCGTATGTGTCCAACGCCTTTAGGGTCGAACCCGAATTAAGTAGACCCTGTGTGGCAGCATTGCCTGTGATAGACTGAATACCTTGGTTCAGACCAAACTGATATCCAGTACTATTTCGGAAATTATTGAATCCTGTGGCTTGTGCGGGTGTACCATTAAGTCCCAACATACTGGCCAGTTGGTTACCAGCATTTGACCCATTGCTAACATTTCCGCCCAATGCTTGCTGAAGGTACGGGTATGCCTGATTGGATGAGCTGGAAGTAGATTGCGATTGCTGTTGTGAACCGCCAAAGATACTACTCATTATTAAATTCTTTCTTTGTTATGATGAATAATTCATATTCCTGTCCATGAATTTCTTCAAGACCATGAGAGGTAAATCCGACACGACGGGTCAACCATTTGACCTCTTTACGTTCAATTGGGACTAACCCCATCACCACATTTATATTGTAACACGTATTGAACAATTCGTCAAGAAAACCC